GCCATAATCCTTTCATGTAAAATGTATTGGATAGGGCAACGTATGCCACCTTATGAGACGGTTTGGACAGAGTGCCCGTGTCGTCCCAATGGCGAACATACGCGGGTGTCACATCGACACCTTTGTAGTAATCGCCACCACAGGATTCCCTAAAGGGGCCTGTATGGAACGATTTGTCATGGTTGACTTTTAGACCGAAGTCTTCAAGTGTCTCCATGACAACGGGAGCCATCGAACTGGGTACAATGATGTCATCACCGTACACAGCAACGTCTTTTGCTAATTCACGCAAAAGGCGCCTAGATGGAACTCTGCCTGTGTTCTTTACCAAAGCGTACATTATAATGGTAAAGAAAACCATAGCTTCTACGGGAAAGCACATAGCTGACCCCATTGAGGCAAATTTCCTCAAGGAAGTATGGGTACCACAGGGCATCTTGGCCGTAGTTGATCTACTATCCATGATATAATTCAGGAAAGTAGGGCAAGGACCGGAAAAGATTTCTCTAACGAGGTCTAAGTCGACCATGTCGGAGGCATCTTTAAGGTCTATGGTAGCAAGGCTACCATCCACGGAACCAAGCCGCGCCAATCTTTTGTTGACCGACTGGTCAGCAAAACGGATGGACTGGAAACCGAAACGCTTCGATTCCAAGTACACCATCAGAGGCTTTGCTATACTTTGCTGCATTAGCATCATATAGCTAGGCTCAACTGATATTGTACGCGGAGTTTTGAGGGTTTTTGGGACTTGAACGACCCTTACGGGTCTTTCTTTCTCAACAGGGATATAAGTAACCCGATCAAGGGTACCAATATCTTCTGTATGAGACGCATAGAACGAACTAGGGAAGGATCCCTCAGCTCGTTCTGGCCACTCTGTGATGGTGAATCGTTCATTACGTTTCAACCTTTCAGCAGTAGCACCGCGCCCAAACTGTCCTGGAAAGCAGTAAAGCTCTCTAGATAACAGCTCGAGGTCAGCCCACAAGTAAGCATTAATACTCCTGAATAAAGAAGTATTAAGAGGCTGCTTATGGCGACGCCAGTCCACCTCTTGATCATTGGACACATACCTTTCGTATGCCGCCTTAATACGCGGCTCCGAACAAGGTAGCTCGACCTTTTTAAAGAGGCGAGATACTTGCCGGATTGCAAAAATAGCACATACGTCGGGTTGTTCCAAGATCAATCCATCGTCATCAAAGATACGTCTGAAGAAACCTGACAGCAATGCCGGGAGACTTCCGCGACGACCACGTGAGCGAAAGCCTACGTAGTCTTCACGATTTAGACGCCCCCTAGCGAGACCCCGTAAAAGGGCATCGTCAAGGGTAGGAAGAGTTATCGTAAGAAAACTCATCCCTTCTCTTTGATAACGACTACAGATTTCTCTGTAGTCCAAGTCGATGGTGTCTGATACCTGCAATCCTACGTCGAGTAGGACCCGGTAAAGGAGCTTGGTCGGTATTTTCATCACTTCCCTTTCAATAGGGTGTGGTGAGACCGTCCGTATGTACCTGAGCAATATGTCCAAACATTACA